TAAACACGATAACCCAGATCAAGCTGAAAGACTATATGTTCCTTACATGGTAAACCGTGGCTTTGCAAACTTTGAAGATACTATCCTACATGCAAACGAATTAAATCAGCGCGCTCATTTGTTTGATCGTGCTCAGTTTGATTATTACCGCGGTGCGTTACGTAAACGCAAAAGGTTTTCAAAGTGGCCAAAAGCTGATAAAAACATAGACTTAGACGCCATTCAGGAAGTATATCAATGCAATAGAACCATAGCAAAGCTTTACCTTAAGGCGTTATCAGCTGAAGATTTAAAGACTATCCATACGAAGCTAGAAACAGGCGGCGTTGGTACTAAATCAAAGAAATGATAAATATTCAGAATCGCAACTGAGCGTTCAGTGATAATAATAATAAAAAGGTGCTGTCGGTTATGCAATCTGAAGAAAATATTTTTAAGGGTGTTGGTATTGAGGTTTCCCTCCCAACTCAAGATAGTTTTTTAAAAATTAAAGAAACTCTCACCCGCATTGGTATCTCATCCCGCAAAGAGAAAAAGCTGTATCAGTCTTGCCATATATTACATAAGCAAGGTCGTTATTCAATTTTACACTTTAAAGAACTTTTTATCTTAGATGGTAAAAAAGACACGTTTGCTGATGAAGATAAAGCAAGGCGTAACACTATCGTTAACCTGCTTGAAGAATGGGGATTAGTTAACGTTATTGATACTGATAACGCTCAAGACCCAATTGCTCCATTAAACCAAATCAAGATCCTATCTCATAAAGAGAAAGGTAATTGGATATTAGAGGCAAAGTATAACATAGGAAAAAAATAAATTATGAATGTATATAAAGTGAATGAAAAAGCTGAGTTGCCAGCATACGCAACAGAAGGCTCAGCTTGTTTTGATATTAAAGGTTGCTTTCAAAATGGTGATAAACTTTTAGCCTATAACAATTGGAACAAACAAACCCACGTTGCCGTCAGAGGTGTTGGCAAAGTTAGAGATGCGTTTCAACTCCCGCCTGATACAAGAGTACTAGTACCAACAGGATTAGTGTTTGACATTCCTGAAAACCATGTAATGAAAATGTACGTGCGTTCGGGTGTTGCGCTAAAAAAAGGATTGACATTAGCGAATAATGTTGGTATTATAGATTCAGACTACGTAGAACAAACTTTCATTATGATGACTAATTTAACAGACAGTCTTGTTATGATTGAAAACGGTGAACGGCTAGCACAGTGTATCATCGAAAAGACTACAAAAATTGAAATCAATGAAACTGCTGAGCCGATCGTTTCTAAGACAGACCGTGATGGAGGTTTTGGTAGTACAGGAGACTAAAATGATTAAATACATTACTCTTACTCTAGGACTACTTGTAGCAAGCTTTGCTACTGCACAAGAACAAGCAAACAGTATACGCTTACCATGCGGATCATTTCAAGAAGCTGGTAGCATTCTTCAGGCAACAGGCCAAGATGGACTTTGGAAAGGCCGCGGTTCTTTATTTAATACTACCGGTGAAAGGCAAACCCCTGAGGTAGTATTTCATGTTAATCAAGATACTGGGGCATGGAGCTTAGTAGCGTTATATCCAGACCAAACAGCTTGTTTAGTAATGGCAGGATGGGACTTCGAGCCGTGGACACATTCCACAACGAAGAAAAATAACGAAATTGAACAAAAATCCCCATAACTATTGACATTGAAGTAAAAAGTATTATATATAGATAGTAGGCGCTCAAAAGAGGTCTATTACAAAACAACTCGCTTATTTAAGGAGAACAAAAATGACTAGAACTAAATTTAATGCTGCGGCTCTAAACGATCCATTGTTTATTGGATTTGACAGAATGTTAGACAGAATGAATGCTGTTAATAATACAACGCAACGTAACACATCAAATTATCCCCCATATAATATCGTAAAAGTAGATGAAGATAGCTTTAACATCGAGCTAGCATTAGCTGGATTTACAGATAAAGATATTGACATTACGTTAAAAGACGGCGTATTATATGTTGAAGGAAACCAAGGCGATAACGATGAAAAGCAATATTTGCATCGTGGACTATCGGCTCGCTCTTTTCGTAGATCTTTTACAATAGCTGACACCATTGTCGTTAATGGCGCAGATTTTGTAAACGGTATTCTAACTATTTCGTTAGAGAATGTAATTCCTGAAGAAAAGAAGCCTCGCAAGATTCCAATCCATGATGGAAACCACAAAGCTGAAATGCTTAACGGATAAATTATTAATTTGTTATTGACATTACAGGTAAACTGTATTATATTGATTCTATAATAACGGTCAAACCCTATTCTGGGTTTGGCTTTTAACACACACGGAGATTAATATGAAAAAAGTAAAACCCATTGGATGGGCAACTACACTGACTGAAATTATAAACATTCCACGCGAAATGTGGGACAGCGTTATGACAGTTGAAAAATCCCCACTACGAAATTTAGACCCTATGGTAGGACACATGATCTTTCAGTGTCTATTCTTTATTTGGTCTGGCATCTTTGCCCTAATGGTAGGAAGCTATCTTGCTTTTGGTATTAGCGCAGCGTTTCACCTATTGCTTATTAGTGGTATTACAATCACAGTTGTAACATTTCGTCAAGCAGAAAACAATCCTGAGTCACTAAACAATTTGCTAAAGTCTGGTCGCAAATATGATGGCCGTGCAAATGGTGGCGAGCATGAGTGAACAAACACAATATTGCACTACAAAAGGCCTAGGTTGGGCATTCTTGATTATCATCATTGGTATGGTAGGATTGCCTATACTTGGCTCAGCTATTGCTTATCCAGACAACTGTAAGCAAAGTATTCTTATTCCTTGTATAGGTTTGGAATAGTGCATATCGTTAGAAAAAAATCTGGTGAAATTATTGCTATAGCATCACGTTATGAAGATGCCATAAGTATAGCGGATGCCGCAAAAGTTGACAAAGAAGACTATGTCGTTCAAGAGTCAACTGACCAACAAGAACTTGCTGAAGTGTACCGTTCTTATTATGGAACAAGATCACTATGACTGATGATGAAGTCAGAGCCGCGGCTCAAGCAGAAGCCGAAAGAGCTTTTGCAGGTTTTATATTATGGTCTAAAAGAACTACGTATGCCGCAATTGCGTTTTTATTAATCGTGGCATCGTGTAACTTTGGGGTAGAGGACGACACCTATCCTGCCTATAATGGCGAACAATATAATCCGTCCGGTCTTAATGTAAAGAAATAAAGATAGGAAAACATATGAAAAATTTAATTACCGCTAGTATTATGGCGCTCTTCGCAACAACTGCATATGCTGAAGATATGACTGTTGAAATGTTGAATAAACGTGACGATGGTGCCAAAATGGTATATAGCGAAGACATCGCGCGTATTGACGTAGGCGATACAATTACATGGGTACCAACATCAAAAGGTCACAATGTAGAATTCATTGCAGGGCCAGATGGATGGGACGCACCACGTAAATCAAAACTCAACAAAGAAGTGGCGATTACGTTTGACACACCAGGCGTTTACTTATACCAATGTTCACCACATAAGTCAATGGGTATGATTGCTATTGTTGTTGTAGGTGATGGAGATAACGATATCTCAAAAGCTAAAGTAAAAGGTAAGTCAAAAAAGAAACTAAAGGCATTATTGGCTGATCTATAATGATTAAATCTTTGGTGAATAATATACCAGAATTTTGTATGAGCCATTGGTTACTTCGTATTCCATTGGCCATCATATTCCTTCAACAGGGCCTTGACAAATGGCCCGTTGATGCCGGCACAGCAGAGTCCTTTGCACTACCACTAATTGTTTGGGTCTTTGTTGTTTACGGTGAACTTGGTTCAGGTATCGGATTACTCGTTGGCGGAATACTTGCCAATTGGTTTAAAGAATTTGGTGATTTAATTACACGCTTTAGTGGTATTACAATCTGTAGTATTATGACAGGCGTTATTTGGATCGGCGAACCTGAAAGCTTTATGGATGTAATTCTATATGATAACTTTCACGTTTTGTTATGGGTAGGTGGATTATTTTTTGCACTGAGAGGTAATAGAACGTAATGGTAAAACCTAATACCAGTTTCAACTTAGATGTTGACGATATAAATATGATTGATGAAGCGTTGATTGTATTACAACATCAGCGTACCGGCGTTGTAGGATTTGAAATAGAAGCTATTACAAATCTTAGAGCTAAGATCTTTCATCAAAAGAATTGGTATAAACCAAAAGACCGCTTCGCAGGAGGTGGATAACACACACAGGAGAACTAAAATGTTAAATGATTTTACAACTAATTATTGGATTGACCATATCCAGTCTACAAAGAAAACAATGGTTGACACATTGGTAAAAGA